TCACATCCGCCTGGCGCCCAGGCTGACGGCCCGCGCCAGCATCTGGGCGATCTGCGCCTCGGACCGCAGCAGGGCCGGCGTCCCGCCGTCCACCGCCACATTGACGGTCACGCCGCCACCGCCGACCGGCCCGATCTCGCCACCCGTCGTTGGCCGAAACACCTCCGGCCCGCGCTCGCCAACCAGATAGGCCCCGCCGCCCAGCACCGGCCCGCCATCCGCCCGCGCCCCGCCGAAGCTGGACATCACCGACTGGATCGCCGCGCTCAGCCCGCCGCCCTGCGATCCCGCCGCCGCATTGACGGCGTTCAGCACCGCCCGCGCCAGTTCGGCCAGCGACACCTCCCCATCCGCCGCCGCCCGCGCCAGCGATCGCGTCAGGCTGTCGCCCGCCCGCCCGAACGCCGCCTCGATGGCATCCGCCGCCTCCTGCGCCGGGGCCTTCAGCGCCTCCAGCGCCGCCCCGGCTTCGGCCGCTCTCAGCGCGACCTGATCGATCCCGTCCCGCCCGAACTCATCCGCCATCCGGCCAAACCTCCATCAATCGCGCCAGCCCCTCCCGTCCCAGAGGCGCCGTGCCGCGCGGCGCCTGCGTCAACATCCGCCACTCCTTCAGCGACAGCCGCCAGAACGCCTCGGGCGCCACGCCCATCGCCGCCGCCAACCGCAACATTTCGCCCCAGGGCGTCACCTCGTCATCCTCCGGCTTGACCGGAGGAGGCGGCCGCAAACGCCTGCGCCACCGCGACCGCCGCCTCGCGCGGATCAACCGCCGCCACCTCCGGCTCGACCTCCCCGCCCCCGCGCAACACCGCCGCCAACACGATCATCAGATCCCGCGCCGACAGCGTCTTCATCCGCTCCGCCACCGCCGCCATTCCATCGACGCCCAGCCCGGTCTCGATCTCCGCCAGCGCCCCCAGCGTCAGACAGGCCCGACGCCGCGCGCCGCCCAAGAATACCGTCGCCTCGCCCCGCACGCCGTTCATATCGCGCTGAACCCGATGGCCCCGGCGCTGGCCAGGCTCAGCGCGAACGTCGCCTCCCCCTCGTGCTCGCCGGCGTATTCCAGCGCCGCCACCAGGAAGGGCCCCTCCAGCACCCCGAAGTCCGGTACGATCAGCCGCCACCGTTTCGCCGCCTGATCGAAGAAGGCCTCGCGCACCAGGGCGTCCGACGCCGCGTCGCGAAAGACGCCCTGCCCCGACACCGCCGCCGACTTGACGCCTGCGCCGGCCAGCAGCTCGCGCCACCGCCCGGCGCTGTCGCCGTCGGTCGCATCTACCGTCTTGGCGTTCAGCGAGATCGTCCGCGCCCTCAACCCCGCCACCGTCGTGAACACGCCCGGCGCGCCCTCGATCTTCAGCAGCATGTCCTTGCCGGCCTGTGCCGTCATTGCTCAATCCTCCCTCGTGAAGCGCAGCGAAACGGGGGAGGGGGACCACGAAGTGGTGGAGGGGGCGGACACGCGTGCCGCCGCCTGATTTCCGCACCCGGTCCGCTTTCGCCCCCTCCACCATGCTGCGCATGGTCCCCCTCCCCCGCTGACGCGGAGGAGGATCAAATCTCTTCCGTGACCGCCCTCAGCCGCACCACCGCATAGGTCCGCCGTCCGTCGCCTGCGCGGAACACGTCCGCGAACGTCGCCCTCAGCGTCGCTGTCCGCACCCCGTCGGCCTCCAGTACGGCCTCGTGCAGACAGGCCCGCACCGCCGCCGCCACCGCCTTGGCCTCCTCCGATCCCGCGAAACGCGACACGCCCGTCAGCGTCAGCCTCTGCTCGACCCCGCCCCCGTCCGCCGCCACCGGCCGGCTCTCGCACCGCCCGATCACCAGATGCGGAAACTCAGCTGTTTCCGGAGCCTGATCCCACACCCGCCCGCCCAGCAGCGCCTGCACCGCCGCATCGCCCTTCAGCGCCGCCACCACCGCCTTCTGCAGCGCGCTCTCATGATCCCTCATCGCACCCGCTCCAGATCCAGCTTCGCCCGCCCGGGCCGCACGTCCTCGACCGAGACGATCCGCCAGTCCGCCCCGCCGAACCGCAGCACGCGACCGATCATCAGCCGAACATCCGCCCGCGCCTCGGCCGCCATCGTCTCGACCGCTCGCCTTTGGTCGCCCTCGCCGCGTTCGGTGCGCCGACGCGCCCCGCATTTCAGCCAGGCCGACCCCACAGCCTCGAACGACACGCTGCGCCCGCCATACGGCGTCTCGGCCTCCACCGGCTGAAACAGCCCCGCCAAGAGTCTCACAACCGCACCACGCGATAAGGACAAATCCAGCCCTCCACCGGCTCGATCTCAACCGCCTCGCCCCGCTCATAGGCCCGCAGCACCAGCATCAGGATCGCCAGCCTCAGCGGTGCCGGCGAGGTGGATGTCAGGCTCAACCCCACATCCGCCTCGACCTTGGCCTGGGCCGCCGCGATCAAGGTCTGGATCAATCCGTCCTCGACCTCATGCTCGACCCGCAGAAACAGCTTCGCCTCCGCCACCGTCACCGGCTGCGCCATGTGTCACCTCGCTTTGCTCGGGAGTGGCGAGTGGCGTGTGACGAGTGGCGAGCATCGCCCCGTCCCTGCCTTCGTCGCCGTCTGTCATCGAACGAAGAGGCGAGCGGCCCTCGCCACTCGCCACTCGCTACTCGTCACTGCGGCCGTCAGGCGGCCGCGAACTTCATCAACTTGATGGCGTCAAAGTTCTGCACCCCGCCGCCGACGCGCTTGGTCGTGTAGAACAGCACATAGGGCTTGGCGGAATAGGGATCGCGCAGCACCCGCACCCCCGCCCGATCGACGATCAGATACCCCCGCTGGAAGTCCCCGAACGCGATGGACAGACTGTTGGCCGACACGTCCGGCATGGTCTCGATCTCGGTGACCGGATAGCCGAGCAGGCTCGCCGTCTCGCCCAGCCGCGTCGCCGGCTGCCAGATATAGTTGCCGTCCGCGTCCTTGAACTTGCGCACGGCCGAGACCGTCTTTCGGTTCATCACGAACCGGCCGTTCGGTCGGTACTGGGCCTTGGGCGCATAGATCAGGTCGATCAGGCGATCCGCTTGACTGGTCGCCGCAAAGCCGCCCGCCGCGCCAGAGGGGACATAGCCGATCTGACCCCAGGCCTGGCCCGCGTCCGCCACGGTCGGATAGGACAGCAGCCCCTTGGGCTTGTTCACCCCGTCGCCGTTGATGAAGGCCTGGGTCTCCTGCGCCGCAAAGGCGTCCTCGACCTCGGCCGCCAGCCATTCGTCCAGATCGACCATGGCGTCGTCCAGCAGGGCCTGCGTCGCCGCCGGATTGGCGTAGAGATCCGCCGACGGAAACTCCAGCAGGGCCAGGGTCGCCGGGTCCGTCTCCGGCCGCGCGGCCGTCTCCGCCACCCAGCCGCAGGCCACGCCCGCCGTTGACACCGGCTTTCTGAACACGCCGGCCGCGACGGTGCGCACCGTCGCGATCTCGCGCATGGGACTGGCCGCCATCAGCCGCCGTTCGATGGCCCGCTCGGTCTCATACGGCACGACATAGCCGCCCGAGGTCGCCCCGCCCGACAGGCCCGCCTTGACCTCCAGACCGCCAGACTGACCCGTCTTCAAATACCCGTCCCACGCCGCCTTCGCCTCCGGTGCAGACGCCGGCTCGGCCGGTTCGCCGCCAATCGCCGGGCGACGGCTCTGGCTCATCACCCGATCTAGTCGCGCCTGGGCCGAGGCGACCGCCTGGTCGATGCGCGCCACCTTCTCCTCCAGCAGCACATCGGCCGCCGCCTTCTTCTCGATCTCGCCCAGCCGGGCGTCGTTCGCCCCTTTGAACGCCTCGAACGCCGCCATCATCTCGCGCACGACATCGCGCGCCTCGGGCTGGCCCGAAGCCTGTTTGGTCTCTTTCATGATATCTCCGGTTGAAGAACCGCCTGTTGCGGTTAGGGTCGGCGAATGAGTGCTCCAGCAAAGCTCCCACGCACCGGATTGGGCCGCCTCGTTCCCTTCTCCAACTGGAGGGACGGGGCAATCTGGCTGATGATTTTGGGACTCTTCGCTTCGTCGATCAGCAATGAGATGGGATGGATAGACGACGGCGAGCGATCATTGCTGTTCTTCTCGACGTTGGCCGTTGCTTGCGTGATTTGGGCTCTCTCGCCCCATCTGCCCGCGTTGACGGTGCCGCCAAAACTTGGCCCGCTTGATCGCCTGCAGGCTCACGACGACATCTGATGTCCCACCTGACGCCCCTCGAAAGCGCCGTCATGGACGCCATGATCTGGCAGATGGGCGACAGCGTGCCGGACCTGCGGGCCCAGGTCGCCGCCAGTTCGCCGGGCCTGCGTCGCAACACCGGCGCCGGCCTCTATTCCCAGATCGTCGTCGATGCGGACCGCGCGATCGCCAACCCGGATGCCACCGGCCTGTTCGGCACGGTCCATGCCATGGTCGCCGGCCTGCCCGACCCCGTCGGCTTCCAGATCGAGCTGCGCCAGGGCCGGCTGACGGCCCTGCATGGCCAGAGCTACGGCCAGGACACCCGCGACATCGACTTCTCGACCACCGCCTTCGAAGAGGTCTTCACCGTCGACGAAGCCGGCCGCTCGATCCTGTTCCGTCCCGCCCGACGCACGCCCGATCCGACCCCGCCCAGGCCCAAACCCGCCGCCCGACCGGCCGCTGCACCCGCCGCCCAGACCACGCCGAAAGCGCAGTCCAGGCCCGCGCCCCAACAGGCGTCCAAGCCCTCCAATCACGCCCTGCCGTCCGCCGCCGCCTCGCCGAGCCTGGCCGAGATCATCGCCGGCCTGTCCAACCCCACGGCCTCGCGCGGCGGTCAGCTGGCCCTGGTCTATCTCGGCGCCTATGCCCTTGCGGCCGTTTTCATCCTGTTCGCCCACCTCGTGCTGCACGTCGGCTGGATCTTCGGCCTGGTGCTCACCGGCTGGGCCTTGCGCTATCTCCACGGCAAGAAGGGCCGCGCCCAGATGGCCGCCCTCGCCGAAACCCTCGACCGCAATGGCGCTTTCCAGGCCCTCAAGCCAAACTGAACCGCGCCCCCGGCAGCATCGGAAACGTCACCAGCGACACCTCCCACAGCTCGACCGCGCTCAGCACGCGCAGCCGTCCCTGACGCCGGGCCCGCGCCGTGCGGTAGCCGATCGACAGCCCATCCAGCGCCCCGGCCCGGCTCAAGGCCCCGGCGAACCGCGCCTCGGCCGACCAGTCCTCGATCCGGCCGCGCACGAACAGGCCGCGCGCATCCTCGACGATCTGCTCCCAGACCCCGACCGGCGCCCGCGCATCGTGCTGGTTCAGCATCCGCACCCCTGCCGCGCCCGTCTTGGCCAGACTGTCCGCAAACGCCCCCGCCTGCACCACGTCCCCGTTCAGATCCGCCACGCCCCACAGCGAGGCGTAGCCTTCGATGACCAGCGCACCGGACCTCTCCCTCCCCTCGCGGGGGAGGGTGGTCGAGCCGTG